GCCACCATCGAATGCAAAGTAAAAATCGCGGTGATGACCGGTGTAATCACCAATATCCGAATCATTAAATGATGTTTTGTAGGGCATAAATTAGCGGCGCAAATAAACCCTTGAACAATAAGCAAGGCCAGCAAAGTAACAAAAATAATATCCATCATTTTTCTACCTCAATCCCAGCTTTTAAGCCGATTTTGTTAACAATAGCGCTCAATATTTGCGGCAAACGATTGGCTAAAAAACCAATCAGTAATGCAATCATTGACGGTGTATAAGGGCTGTTTGCTGTAGGGATGTAGCCCACTAATACATCGGCTAACACCCATGCCAATATCAATGACACAGTGACACTAATCACCAAAAATTTGATTGCTGCCAACGCGCTGGTTTTGATCTCTCCGCTAAGCGAAATCACGCATCCAGACAGCGCGGCTAAAATCACCATCATCACATCAGCACCGACATGACCAAGGTAGCCGATCATCAGTGCCATAAATCCGGCAGAGGTTGAGGCGTAACCGCCTGCTGCTGTCGTTGTTGGATCCACGCTTATCTCCAGTCGTTATTTGTTTTTCAATCCACGCGCCCACGCGGGGCGCGATATAAATCTTTAAATAACTGTATAAAACTAGACGAAAGCGGCGTTTAAACGCACACGACCGACAGTGACGCCAGCCGCAGCGGCTTTAATAGCAACACCAATTGCAATGTTTGATCCGGCAGTTGTTGTTACCAGTTTATTGGTATCGTCCCAGTACACCTTTTGACCAGCTGTCCAAACCTCTGCTGATGTTTTTGCTAAATCCCAAACGCCTTCAACGGCAAAAGTGCCGGTCTGGTTAATTGCCAAACTGACCATTGCCACGCCAAAAATTAAACCGATTTTTGCACCCGCACCGCTAACAACGGCATACGGTGCGGCAAGATCAAGCAAGTCGCCGTCTTGTACAAAATTTGCTGACATAAATAGTTCTCCAAAAAATTAGCGGATAGGTGGCGGTTAAGCCACCTATTGATCGATGATTTAAGCGCCTGGGTTTTTCACTAAGCCGCGCCAATCCAGTACTTTGGCACCGACATCTAAACGGGCTTTGATTTCGTAACCATCGGTTTCAAAGCCGAATTGTTCTTCGGTGTATAAACCGTTGGTGCCTTCCAGATAGGCTAATTCGATGATGTCGATTAAGCTGGGATTTGCGGCCAAATACCAACTCAAGGCGCTGACTGCATCGAGTCGTGGCTCAGCAATCACGGTTAAAGTACCGGCGAATGGGTTGAAATCACTGCCTTTTGTAAACATGATTTGAGTGTTGGCAACGTATTGTTGGGCAACCGTTTCCAGTGATGCAGGTACGATTAAATAAGAGGGCGATAGGTTTAAAACCATGCCTTCTAAGCCGGTTTGTTTTCTCAACAAAGCGCGACCAGTACCCAAAGATGCAACTGTGATAGCAGCAGCTGTATCGAGGTTTTTATGGTTGGCATGGAACAGTGTTGTGCCATCACCCATTGCAGGGTTACTTAAGATTTGTCCCCAAGCCAGATCGCTTTCTAACTGAGCAGCAGAAGCAGCGAATTGTTGAATTAAGCGAGTAAATGCACCCAAGTCGTCATTAATAATGGCTTGACGGCTAAATTGCAGAATTTTGCCGTAGGTTTTGACTTGGTATTGTTCTTTGGCGTCGGTCACTGCACCGTATTTGTATTCGCCATTTTCCAGCACTTCTTCTAATGCCGGTGTGCCGCTCAGTTGCGTGCGGGTAATGGTTTTAAAATCCGGTACCGAAGTAATATTCGCCAATGGCAAATAGGTTCTTGGCAAGACTTCATAAGCGGCACGTAAGCTTTTATTAGCCAAGTTAGCTAATACGCTGGAAAAATCGGAATTGGTTAACGCCCGTTGCACGATTTCATGCTTAGGAATGCCGTCTAAATTACCGCCAATACTGCGTTTTGCCATATCGATTAATGACATACCCACATAACGCTGGGCGTTGTCTGTCATTTTGAATTTAGCTGGCAAAGCTCGACTTAATAGCAACTCTGACATGCCTTCGCGTTGTGATTGTTTTTCATCACGGGTAATTTCAGCATGGTTGAGTGTGACGGTAACAGGATGTAAGCCGCGACCCATTTCTTTTAACATTAATTGGCCTGCCATTTCGGGTGTGATGGTCATATCATCTAAACAGCGTTGGACAACATCAGGATGATGTTGGGCAAACGGTTGTAATTGACTACGAATTTGTTCGCGTCTGGCGGTTTCAGCTTGTTGAAACTCGATTTTTGCCGCGGCTCTTAGCGCATCTGAATCGGCTGGTGCTGGTGCCACAGGTGCAGGTGCAGGTTCATTGTTAGGTTGGTTTTCTGGATCCATTCGGACTACCTCTTTAGTTAAATTAATAATTTGAAAATTGCGACCCACACCGACCGTAATATCGGCCGGAATATCGACAAAGGAAATTTCAGCAGGCGTCCAGCGCGTTACTCGATATTCATCCGGTTTATCGCGGTTTTTTTGAATCAGCGTGCGTTCATCAATGCTGTAACCGACACTGATATTGGTCAAAATGCCGTCTTGGATGTCTTGCCAAAAACCAGCGACTTCATCGCGCTGCGAGATTCGCAATTGTGCGTAACCGCGCTGGCCATCTAGCCACGCTCTTTCAACCACGCCAATCCGCAAGGCGCTGTCATAACGGTTATGGTTGTAAAGCACGGGGGCTGTGGCATTGAGTCGGGTTAAATCGACTTCATTCGCGTTATGGCCCAACACTTCTATCCACGCTTCATCCCACCAGCTATCACGGGTTACTTCTTGTTCACTGCTAAATGAAACAGTTAACGTGCGTTTTTCGACGTCGATACTGTCGATTGATGTATCAATCGCACGTGTAACAACACCATTAACCCGCTGTCTTAATGCTGGCTGGCTTTTTGTCATTGGCATAATCGCTCTCAAAAATTAAGTTATCGGCTTCATCGCGTTGGCGCTCGGCTTTTATCTGCGCTCTAACTTCAGTCGGGTTATTGCCGTATTCACGAATAATTTGACTGCGTGATTTGAATCCACCACGGACGGCTTTATTGGCGGCGTTGATTTCTTTTAATGGATCAATCCACGGTAAACCGGGGCCACGAAAATCAGCGTTATCAAGGGTTTTAATATCAACGTCTGCCAGCTTGATCATCGTTGCCGCATTTGCTGTTTCAACAAATCTGCGCCATATAGGACGGCTAAAGCGTTCGATAAAGTGATCGCGCATCGTGCCGTATAAGACTGATGTTTCGACCATTTCTTGACGTTGTGCTGAGTAGCTGCCGTCGTAGTTACGGGATATGCTGCTATAACCTGAGCCGGTACCAGCTGCAATCGCTTTTAACTGACCTTGACGGTAGCTTTCTAAATTGGTGTTTGGCCGGTTGGTATCGATAGTGCCAATCTCTTCGCCGGGCAATAAATCATCAAAGATCATGCCCGGGCTCATTCTGAGCTGACGCGCGGTGCCATCACTATTTGGATTATAAAAATCAGGATTACCTTTCTTGATAAACGCGGCCATGCTGGCGGCGATTTTTGCGGCAATACGTTCGCTTTCTTCGTAGTCTTTAACGTCTTCCAATCGGGTCATAACCGAGGCAAACACGCTAACGCCGCGATTCTGTCTAACACGATCAGCATGTTTTAGATGAATCACATTGGCGGCATCAATCCGATAAAACGCTTGAGAAGGCAAAATGTCGCTGTTGCTACGTTTGGCAATATGAAAAGCTTTAGCTCTGCCCCAATCATCACGCTCGATACCGTCATAGGCATTTTGCGCTGGAAATCCGGGGCCGAATGGCACGTAATCGGCTTCGATTAACTCAATTGAAAACGGTACTTGGCTAATATGGTTGAGATTGGCATCGGTGCCGGTAATCAGTTTTGAAAAGACTTCACCATCACGCAACCAAGAGCGACAGGCTAGGCGTTCAACTGCTGCCCAGTTTAATTCGGCAGTAACTTCAGGCGCATAACACCAGTCGCGCCATAAATCGGTTAACAGCTGGTTAACTGGCTCGTTTAGTTCACCGTTTTTAGACTTCACTTGTGGCTCGATCTGAATCCCACGGCCAATAATATTGGCGACTAATACATTGAGAATACCTCTGGCCAGATCGTGATTTTCGTCGAGGTGACGGGCTTGAGTGCGTAAATCGACCGAAGCCGTTCGCGCAATGGCACTGCCTGTGCGTCTATCGCGGGCTTTTTTGCGGAGTTTGCCGGGTGCAACGGCTTCATACGCTCTTAGCATATGCCGTGCTTGCGCCCGCTTTAATGCGGACTCTGGGGCAATCGCAGTGAGCATTGAATCAAACCAGCGCATTAGCTGAAATCCGGTGTGGAATAGCGAGCTGAAGATAAGCTGTTTCCGGCAGCACTGGCCAGATTAGCGGCTGTTTCACGATCCACCATGCGCGACCATTCCCTGCGCCCTGCTTGCACTTCGGCAAGGTTGGCGCGGGTTAATAATCGATCACCGCTACTTGAGCTAAAGCGCACAGTTTGACCCTGCAAGATTGCAGTTTCGGCGTCGATGTATTTTTGTAACATGTCGGTTGCTGTCGTCATGTGACAAATTACAACAACTTCGCTGTCTCAAAACTATTGGAAAAGTGGGATTATTTTTCTTATAAAAATCATTAAGTTAGATTTTTGATAAAAATATTAGCCTGCTTTTTATTTAATTTTATACGGCTTAGGCGTATAATCTGGCCATGTACACAATTATCGAATTACCTATATTTAGCAATGATGCTAAAACAATTTGGAATGAAGCCGAACGTGGCCAATTTTGTGCTTGGCTTGCTGAGCATCCTTTAGCGGGTGACGTAATTCCAGGTTCTGGTGGTTGCCGTAAGGTACGTTGGACACGTTTAGGTGTTGGTAAACGTGGTGGTGTTCGAGTGATTTATTTTAACCGGCTGGAAAACGGCGTCATTTACCTAATGGTAATTTATGCTAAAGCAGTGCGCGGCAATATCCCAGCGCATTTGCTCAAGGCTATTCAGGAGACGATTGAGCATGTCTGATTTTATGACTGGCGAAGAGCTTGGGGAAAAACTATTAGCGGCAGCGCGTGAAATGGCAGCGGGTAAAGGTGAAGTCGTACACTCACCTGCTACTCTTGCTCGTCAAGCACTTGGCTTGTCACAAAATGAGTTTTCTAAATTACTAGGGGTTTCAGTTCGTACTTTGCAAGATTGGGAGCAAGGCAGAAAACGACCTTCAGCAGCAGCAAGTATGTTGCTAAAAGTCGCAGCTAAGCATCCAGAAGTGTTGTTGGAAGTGGCTTAAGTCAGTTGCCTATATTCTTTGGGTGGTGGCATATCATTGATGGGTAGTTTTAGCATTGATCGCCAAACTCGATTGAATAAATGTGGGTTTTTAGTGACGGCTTGCCATTGTTCATTTGTGCGAGATTTGCTCAGATAATAGGATTTTATTGCCTGATAATTTTTATCAGCTTGATACTGCCAATAGTTGCCGTCACCCATAAATTAAATACTAGCCAGCTATTGGTTAATGATTCGATAGAGTTTTGATCGGCTGATGCCGAATTGTTTGCAGATTTTGTAGTGATTAGTGCCGTTAAAAGCGGCTTTGATGGCGGCTTTTTCGTCAGTTTTTTTGTTGGCTGGAATGTAGATGGTGTTGCCGGCCCATTTGCTTTTGATCGTTGCGATCACTTGATCGGCTATGGCTTGCGCTTGTTCGCAGTCGCTGAGTTCGTCGGCCAGCGCATTGATTAAGTCTTCTTGAAATAATTCGCTGATTTTTTCTTTAATACTCATAGTCTTGCGCTCCAAGCGTCGTTGGCAATCGGTTTGTATTGGTTGATAGGCGATGTGGTTTTTATCGGTTGTTGGACAGCCGGCGGCGCTATCAGATCGAGATTGAATAAGTCGTTTTGATTGGGTTGCACTAGCTTTTCTAGGGCTTGCCATTCGGCTTTGGTTTTGCGGTGTAGCGCGGCGTTGTGGCAACAAAACAGGGTCATCACCGTGCAATCAAGCGCTTCATTACGTAGTCCTGCCCGTTTTAGTACCCATGCGCTGATTTGGCCTTTGTTGGTTTGTTTGATAACGCGCACTTCGTTGGTGAGATGGTCAAAAAACTCATCAGGTAGGTATTTTGATAGGTGAATGAATCCGGGGCCGTGTTGCGTGACTTGTAGCCTGCCGTGAATCAAGTCTTTTGCCGTGTCGGTGCCGATGCTATATAGCCGGATACCTTGCCTGATGGTTTTATCAACGGCGTTAACGTCTTGTAGGGTTGCGCGGCCTGATATGGGTTGGTTGGCTTTGCTGCTGCCTTTGGTGGCAAATAGTTTGGGCGTTGGGGCTGATACGTTAGTCCAGCCTTGGGCGGTTTTTCGGTTGCGAATGTAGTTGTAGCATTGGTGTGTCCAGTGGCCACCGGTATCGAGTGCGGCGCGTTCGATGGTTACGGGGTTGCCGTAGCTGTGTGAGTAGGTATATTGCAGGTATGGATCTAGTTTGTCCCATTCGGATTGGATGGCTGGGTTGGCGGGTATGACATGGTAGTCGATCACCCACATTTCTTCTTCAACGCCGATGGCGTAGACCACCATTTCAAAGCGGTCTTTTTGTACGTCGATGCCTGCGTAGGCGAGTAAGCCGCCTTTGGGGATGATTTGTAGCGGGTAGTCTTCGGCGCGTTTTTTGAGGTCGGCTGATTCGTTTTTATCGATGTCATCTTCGAATACATCACCCAGCGTGGTGTTTATCCAAGCTTTTAGGTCGGATTTTTCGCCATGTTTGGCTTTGGCAACGGCGGCGATGTATTCGCGGACGATATTAGCCCAAGTGCTTTGGGGGCTGTAAATGGTCCAGAGTCTATCAAAGGCGATATGGCGCGGTGGGCGTATGACTTCGCCGCTGGCGTTGTGGAATTGGCCAGTTTCGTTGTTGATGGTGTTGCCGTTGTTGTCTTGCCAGTAGCCACGCTTCCAGACGCTGAGGTATTCGGATTGTGTGAATAGTGTTGAGCAGGCTATGCACAGATAGGCGGCGGTTGATGGGTCTTTGTTGAGCCATTTTAGGCCGTGGCTGCTGGTTTTTCCGCCAAAGTCGAGCGGCTGAAAGTGGTCGCAATGTGGGCATGGGATCCGATAGGTGTAGATGGCATCGGCTTCTTGGATGGCTGCATCGATTTCACTGAGGTATTTGATTTTTGGCGTTGAGCCGACGATCATTTTGGGAAATGTGGCACCTTCGGTCCGTTTTTTGGCGAGTTTTCGGGGGCTGCCTTCTTGATCGATGTCTTTGTCAAAGCCGTCTACTTCGTCAATGATGGCGACATCGACGGAGATACGGCGGTAGTTACGGGCTGTTGAGCCGCCTTTGATGTAGGCAACGCAGCCTAGGAAGTGTTTATAGCTGTTGGTGTTGTGTTGGTGTTTTTTTTCCAAGGCGGGAAAGACGGCGCGGATTGGTTCTACGTCACGCAGCATGGGGTTGTATTCGGTTTCGACAAATTCTTGGGCGTCAGAATCTGTCGGCTGCCAAATAGCTTGGTTGCGACGGCGAAAGGCGGTGAAGTAGGCCATGGCTGCCATGAGCATTTTGGTGTAGCCGGTACGGGCGGCTTTTTTGACGCTGACTTCTTCGATGTCGTCATTGCCAAAGGCATCTAGGATGGCGATTTGGTAGGGATAGGCTTGCCATTTGCCTTGGGTGTAGCTTGATTCTGCGGAGAGGTAGAAGTATTCCGCCGCCCATTGCGATAGGCGCATGGGTGGTAATGCTTGCATGACTCGCAAACCCCGGCGTAATGCTTGTTTGGCTCTGGGCATCCAGTTAGACATCGATGTCATCCTGGTCTGAGATTTGTTCGTCAAAATAATCTATATCCATATTGGCAATGTCGTTGCGTATCTGGGCAATGATGCTGGTCACTTGATCAAGATCGTCGGCAGTGAGTTTGGCGGTGGCGATTTTTAATTTTGCTGGGATGGTTTCTAGTTGTGATGCAACTTTGGCCATGGCATCACATAAGCCAGTTTCAAGCGCGGCAATCGGTGCGAACTCTTTGCGAGTGACGGCGTTTTGCATTGCGATTCGTTCCCGTTGCTCTTTGGCAAGCTTGGCTCGCTCAGTTGGTAAATCAAGACCTTCACTAGCTGCACGACCAGCTGCCGTTTCGCGGAGGTGATTGCAGTATCGTGTTAGCCATTCGCCAGCGGGCTGGCCTTCAATAATCACACCACGGCGTTTCATATCGCTAACCGCCATTTCACTAACGCCAACTAAAGCCGCAAAAGCCCTTTGTGTTACCGGCTTCGATAAATCAAAAACAGTTTTTAAATCAATAACATCACTCAAGCTAAACCCCCTTAGAACACACCCGCAATTAGCGAAAAACTGAACTTTATTTCACCCGTACCCAGACACTCCAGAAGGACCCGCGCCGAGTTATCGATAGCACTTGATTTATTAATTCAAGTACCGGCCATCCCAACCATGTACCAACAAACCCTTGAATTTACTGGTCTGGTCAGGGTGGTCATACTGGTCATACTTATTTTTAAATAAATATTTATTACTATGGATATGAGCACATCACACACGCACATATAGCCAGCAAAAAAACAACCCCGACATCCCTGACCACCCTGACCAGCCCACGGGGGACGCGGCTTCCCGTTTTTACATACCCCTGCCCAAAGCAAATACCACCCTGCCCAAACTAAGCAAACGCATTACCCGAATCATGCGCCACCCAATACGTCTCAGGAATACCCCACCGTTTCGAAAACATCTCACGCGCCTCATCAAGATTTGGTATCAAATACACTAACGGCCTAGATCCATCCGAATCGCGTGGTCTGCTAGTCTTCACCCCCAAATCGTGCAACATTCGCCCTACAATTGATGAATGCTCAGGGTGAGAAATGTTGTACTGCTTGCAATAGCGCAAGTACGCCGCCTCGACCACCTTCCACTTACAGCGATCCGGCCATACCAATTGATTACCCTCAGAATAAGCATCGGTATCCTCATACAAATACCCCTGCTGCAACATATCCACCCACCACTTCACGACAGAACCAGCAGACATAATCTTCATCTCCCAGCCCCGCTTTAAAATATGATCAGGAATTTGTCTTGGATGCCAATCGCTAATATCACGCGCCAACAGATAAGCAAATAGAGCAGCCGTACCGCCATCACGCATATGAGCAGCCAGCTTTTTAAAATACTGCCAATCACCCTTGCGATGATCAGACACATCAGTAATCACATACCGACGATCATCAGCCCCCCGTGGCACCGCCCACTGCTCATTCGTTGCAAAAATACAGCGGCGAAACGACTTAACCATCGACAAATCGCGCCCCTTATACTCAATTGGCTGAATAGGATCAGTAATCATCGACTTCAAAACACCCTGAGCCGACTTATCACCGCCCCAAACCGACTCATTACAAAAAAGCAGCAACGCATTCGCCAAATGGCCAGAAAAACGCCCCGTTACCTGATTCAAAGACGACAACATCAAATAATGCTCACGCCCAACAATCGCCGCCAAAGGATCAATAAACGTATTCTTACCAATCCCCTCGCGGCCACGAAACACCAGCGCCGTTTCCGGCAACTCCTGAGGCCGCTGCACCAAATGAGCCGCCCAATTCATGATGTACTCATAAACCTCATCCTCCCCGCTACAAATCACCTCATGCACAAAATCCAAATATTGAGAACAATCACCCTCAACCGGCTCCAACCCCCAGCCCTGCCACAAATTCAAATAGCCAGGCTCATTTTCACCAGGTAAAAACACCATGCCCCGATACTCAGCACGCTCAGGATGATTCAACCAATACTCACCCCAACCGACCTCATCACCCCGCTCAAACACCTTGCGGTTGCAATACTTCAGCTCAAAGTCGGATTTACTCGAAAAAGTCATCAACTTCTTACCCAACACCGGATCAAGCTCACGATTCATAATCACCGTACGCCCACCCATCGGCAAAACAGCATGACTCTCATTCAACATCTTAATGACATCATCATCACTGGTTTGCTCAGGCACATTCGCGCCAAACCGCGACGAATGCACCTTATACTCATCCAGCAACGACGCCTTAGTCGTATCAGCCTTTTTCGCAATCTTAGAAATAAGATACTCAACAGCCGGCTTCTTCAAATCAGACCGCGCAATCAACCGCAACAGCCCATCCGTCAAATAATCAAAGTCATCAGCCTCATCAACCAATGCCTCAAATTCCTTCAACGACTTTTTGACTGGCAACCTAGACTCATCCTCACGGGGTAGCAATCCAGACCCACCAGCCACCAAGTTATCAGCGACATCACGCTCCACAACTTGTTCTACAGCACTCTTAACAGCAGACAAACCATATAACCGATGCATATCATTAAAATCGGTCCAAACCTTCCCATCAATTGAAACTGACTCTTGGAACTTCGCTACCGCGAGCATGCCGTTGATTTGCTCAGCCGCTTCCATCGCCCGACTCAAACCAGGATTACCTTCCGTTGCCACGTCATTATCCGCACAGACAATAATGGTCAAATTTTGAAACTTCTTTCTTAACGCAACAGCCACGGCCAACAAATTGCCCGCATTAAACGCCACCGCCACCGCATATCCTGTCGCCTCAAAAAGACTAGCCCCGGTAGCATAGCCCTCACAAATCAACAAAATATCCTTAGGTTTACCGATAGCATAATACCCACCAACGACTTCACCACCGGTCAAAAACCGCTTAGATCCATCCTCCTGGATAAACTGCAAGCTGTTCAATGTACCGTCTGCAGAACGGACAGGAACAACCAGCATTTTCTTCAATTTCCGCAACCCAAAAGCCTTCACACCCTTACTGATCAGATAAGGATGCTCAGGCCCCGCATTACCAGAAACCGAAATCAAATGAGCGGCCTTTTCGCTAGCCTCCGCCCAAATCTTTTTCTGCTCAGCGATACGACTTTCTTTCACCTGCTCATATTTCAGGCGCAAAGCCTCACGCTCAGCCGCACTAATCTCATGCTTAGCCTTGCTACACCACGAATGACTACCGCTAACCTTCCAATTACCAAAAGCACCAGCAACAATCCCCATATTGGCATACAGCGCATACCAACCATTGACCTTACCGCCTTTATCACCCTTAATGCGATAACGGATAATCTTGCCATCAGCTGCCAAGCTCAAAGCCTTAGCAGGCTCTTGGCCAGCAGCAGCCAAAGCATCTAAAAAATTATTCTCTTGTTCAGCCGACAGCATAAAACTAACCCTTAGCCTCAAACTGAACAGCCAAACGCCGCCCAACTAAATTCAACAAATCAGCCAACACACTAGGCTTAACCAGCTCAACTAACAACGCCAACAAATCATCATCATTAGCCTCCCGCTTTACCATCTCCAAATCAGACACCAATTCCTTATCGTCAGGCACCGACCACATCAACACCATCTCATCCCGTGCCTGTGTTACCAACCAACGGCGCTGCTGTTCTGGACGACTCAACTTAGGAAAATAAAGCGACACACCCTGATCATCCGGCACATAACAAACCGATCCATGATACAAAGCGTCATAAGCGCGAATCACTTGCAGATGGAATTTAGGACTGATCCACATTGCATAGGCATAGACCAGTTCTTTGGCAGCATAAGTGCCGATTTTAGTTTTTGAGTTAATAGCGGGAATTCCCGCCATTAAATTTAATTCAGTGATTAGCTCGATAGCTTGTTTATTTCTAAGCCATTCGCTGGGCTTATTCTTAGGATTGCTGCCAGACGCTTTATAAAGATCATTTAGGCAATAACGGCCTTCAGCATCTTGATGAATAGCAGCATTAGAAATTTGGAAAGCGACGGGCGCAGCTTGGGTATTAGATTGAACAGCCATAAAGGCCTCCTTAACGTTTAGTTGTAAAACCTTCCCAGTAGTAATGGGAAGGCGGGACTCAACTACCGCGTTAAGACGGCTGGCATATTCCCCGAAGGTATTATATTTTGGCCTATCATCCCGCCCATAATTAAATTTTGGGCGTAAAAAAACCGCAAAGTCTGTCGGGTGCGGATGGCCGCTTAACGTAGTAGTACCGTTAGTATGGCGCAGACATTCAACCATTGTCAACCGCCTCATTTTTATATAAAACGGTTTTACCATCAATTTTAATCAGGCCTTGCTCAATTAATTCTTCGACCAACAAAAGCGCATATTTCTTTTTCTTGTTACTACTCATACGCGATATTAAGTTAATCAGCTTGCTTATCTTGTATGGCCTTGTTTGAGCTTTCATTCTTTTTAGCGCCATACCAATTCTAATGTAATCGTCGATATTGATTTCACTATTGATCGATATTAAATTTTTCGTAATATCAGTTGGCCTTTTAAACAAATCAAAGCTTAAGGAACCTCTGATTAATTCCCATCGAGAGATATAATTCGACCCTGGTCCCGATTTCGAGATAAAGCTCATGGAACAGAATCAACAATTCAGTTTTGCCGATGCAGAATACGCCAACAAAGGCA